ATCATTATAGCAGATATTTCTGAGGTTGTCAAGATATTTCTGAGATATTTTTCAACTTTTTTTTATTTTTCGGCTACTCAGAGGGCTAACTCCGACCCCTGCCCCTGTTCCGCTTCCCCCTCCGGGATCGCACCTGCTCCGGCTCTGTGGGCGATGGGATGCAGGGCCGCACACCGTGCGAAAACTCAAAAGAAAACACACCGTGCGAAAACCTCAGAAAAATCTGAAAAACTTTTGCAAAACCTCTTGACAAACTCAGATATATCTGATATACTATGTATGAACTCAGAAATATCTGAGATATAGCACACAGCCGGACAGCCTGACAGACTACCCCCGGCACAAATCAAAACAAAGTATTTTATTAAATGGAGGTACTACCCTATGAAAAACTATGTACACAAATCAACGCACTTTTACGGCTACCCTATCAGCGACTATGGTATTAAAAACGGCTACATTGATTATAAAGCCTTGAGCCGCTCTTTTGATGCTGTACTATGCAACAACGTGACAAATTTATTTTACGCTACTATTAACGGAGAGTATAACGAGCCTGAACAGGTGAACGGCTATATTGATTATAGCGATGAAATAAACGCACTACAGGAACAAATTGACGATTTAGAAATGCAACAATGTGATTTAGATGTTTGCGTAAATGGTGATAATGAGCGATACAACGCACTACAGGAACAAATTGACGGTTTACAGGAACAAATTGACGATTTAGAGCGTGAGCAGGATTATCAACCAGAAATATATCAATATTTTATTATATCTGATAGAGGGGCTGAAATTCTAAAAGATTTAACTGATGAAATTGTTTATTATATTCCGGCTCTTGATATTTATGTTTGGGGCGTTACCCATTGGGGTACATCGTGGGATTATGTATTGACAAATATTAAAATTGAATTGTCTGAGGAGGTATAAAAATGGGTATTTATAGAGATTTAGCAAGACAATTATATAATACTTATTACGATTATTATTGTACTGTAGCATTTGATTTTATTGTTGAGGCTGTTTATAACTCCGTGATTGATTTACAGGGGGTTATTGATTTACCTGATTTACACCAAAACATTATAGAAAATTATATTTAATTGGAGGAACGAAAATGGGAACAATTAACTGCAAAACGAGCGACTATATAACAATAGGTTATGACTGTAATAATATAGACTATGACGAGCCGTATTATAACGATTTTATAAATGATTGTTATGAGCAGGTGAAAATTGTACTTGATAAAGAGCGATTTTATTATTTTCACGTTGCACTTGAGCCGGGATATTATGAGGGATTTTCTATTGATATTGAATTTAATTTTTCGTGGTGTTTTGACTCGTGGGAGGATAAAAGAGCGGCCCAAAAAGAAATAACACAGATTAAACGCTTTTTAACTCAATGTATTAACGATTTTGATTGTGTAGTCGTTTTTCCGGGATGGTGTACACGGTACGCAAATTATAACGACTCTCTAACAGAATTAAACAACGCTATAAAAGAAATGCGTCAGACCGTGCGACAGACTCCAACATATAATAATTTACCTGAGGGGGAGAAATACGCTTGATTATAATTTGTATATTGGTTTTACCGTTGGTTATACTCTCAGAATTAACCAAAAAGACAAAATAAAATTGCTCCGGGGCTTAGCGGCTCCGGGGCTTTTCTTTTCCCACGTTGCAAAACTCCCACAGGCTACCAAAATATAACGGCTCTCTGAGGGATTTTAACGGCTCTCTGAGGGCTTTTATTATTTAGGGGTATAGAGATACTACCGAACAATTAAAACGGCTCACGGGGCTATTATACAGGCTCTGAGATGGTACACGAAAAACAGCCCACGACAGCCCACGCAACCGGGCAAACGCTCAGACCCTCAGACCATCGCCCAAAATCAGCCCAAAACTGACCCAAATTTTCCCTAAAACCTGCGAAAAAGCGACCCACGCTCCCAAAATCTGAGAGGGTGGGCCGCTCTTTTTCGTTTTCATAGTCGATAGTCGCTCCAAAGTCGCAGAGTCGCAAGAGTCGGAAAGTCGCTCAAGAGTCGGAGTCGCTGTCAGAGTCGATAGTCGCAGAGTCGGTGAGATACCTCTTGCGAATATCGTCTGCATCGTAGTCGGTGTCGTTGCGAGTGTTCGGAGTGAGTACCATTTCGGTCTTGTCCTGATAGCCGAAATTGTTTTTCATTAGGAAAATGCCTGAAACAGGGTTAATTTTGCCGTTCATCATATAGTTTTCCATCAAATTTTCAACAATTTCGTATGCTCTTTTTATCGAGTCCAAAGTCGCAGTCGGCAACTCGTAGGGTGTAAGCCCTCCCTTAGCCACTCCATTCTTGATTTCCCACAATCTCCTGCGGTCAATACCAAGAGCCAATCCCATTCCTGCAATGGTAGGTTTCATATCGTTCTCAGCGTTGATTTGAAAGAACGCATTGAGTCTTTCCTCTACCTCGGCAGGATTGTTCAAATCAACCTTAGGCAGTCCTGCGAATTTCATACTCACCAAGAGATATTTGGAATTATCTCCGGGGTCTGTCTGTACAGACATCTGCTCAGACTTTTTAGGTCGCTTCTGCTTGACTATCTGTTCTCCCATTTCAGAGAGTTCCTTATCGTCCATAGGGGTTTACCTCCTTTTCTGTCGAGTGACAAAAGTGATGATTATTTTTCCACAAGTTCTTATATAGTAAATACTATTATATTTTCTCATATGTAATAGATTACTAAATATTTATCACTTTTATCACTTATACCTTAATTTTTCTCATATGTGATAGATTACCAAAAATTTATCACTTTTGTCACTTTAAGAGATTATCCAACATCTCGCCCTGCTTTTCGGTCAACATTTTCCATCGAAATTTTCGGTCAGTCGGAACTAAATTCAAGTCCTCAAGGAAAAATCTCGTATCAAAATCGTGTACTGTATGACCATCTGCGTGAAATGTTGTAGGACTATCCTTATCCCATTTCAGTAACAAAGCCCATAAATCCGGGTAATTTTTGCGTAAGAGCCTTAACTGCTCCACACCTTGATTATGACAAAACCAACATCCACCTCTCGCTGAGTCCGTGTAGATGGGTGATAGTAAGTCGTTCTCCTCGCACCATTGTCGGCAGTATGCTTCATCCCATCCTATATCCACGAGAGGGAGAGCATATCCAGGCTTAGTGTGCCTTGCTATACGCTCAGGCTCATCTGCGGCGATGCCGAGGTACTGCACAATATTTGTTTTCGCACCTTGTGCAAGGGTGCTATCTGAAAACCTGCTGTTTGAGTTTGGTACACCAATTCCCTCGCTTGACCGAGATTGGAAATCCATAAGGGCTTGTTTCTTGAGTTCCCCTGTGCAGAACTGACTCCACCGAGTCGCAAAGCCTGTTGCTTGAGGTTGCTCGTACACCAATTCCCTCTGAGGATGGGAAAGCCGTAAATCCGCTCTCTCTCTCTCTCTGAGTCTTGCGTTTCATTGGGCGGTAAAAGATTTTCTCGTAAGTAAGTTTTTCGCACGAGGTCAAAGGCTCTGTCCTTGAGTCTATCGACACACCACGGATGCTGTCGAACAGGGAAACCATAGCATTGTTTTCCAAATCGCTTACTGATACATTCTGTATAGAACTGTCTTTCGTAAGTGAGTTTCTCTCTTGCTCTCGCACATATATGCTCCACGGTGAGTCCGTATCGCTCTTTGATGATGGCATCGGCTTTAGCCTTGAACTCCACCATCGGAGGGAGGTCGGCAGGGATAGTGTCAGTAGCCCACACCTCAGCGTGAACTACTCTGTCTATCCGATAGCCCAACTGCCTACAGGCTTCTAAACAAGCGAGAGAGTCTTTTCCGTAGGAGAGGGATAAGATGTATTCTGTGTTAGGGTCGTTCATCTCACCACCTCCACGTTGACCGCCACAACTCTGTATCGCTTCATATTGACATTCCTACGCTTTAACTCGTGCAGGATGTCATAACCTGTGAACAACAGAGGAGCGTGATACTCGTTGATTATCTGTCGATAATGAGGGTAGCGAAAGTCCGTACCTGTGATGAATTTGCCTGTTTCTCGGTGTTGGATAGCGTAGAGGGTATTGGGCTTAGGGTCGTGCTTCTCGCATCTCTTGCAGATGTGACTGCCCTCAGGGATGACCTCGCCGCACATCACACATCTGTCTGCATCAGCCATTGTCATCCCTCCTATCCATTAGCCTTGAAATTATAGATAGGTAAGAGCCTGTCCAAGATTTCCACGGTCGGCTCGATACACTCCATAATCTCCTCAAAATTCTTATAGACAAAAGGTGCTTCATCAATGGTGCTTTCGTTGATGCAAGTGCTGAAAATACCATCCATCTCCTGAGCGTATTGCTCCACGGAGAACAGTTCCTTAGCCTTAGAACGAGAATAGAGCCTACCTGCTCCGTGGGGAGCGGAGTAGTTCCAATCCACGTTGCCCTTACCCTTACAGAGGAGCATACCATCTCTCATATTGAGAGGGATGACGAGGATTTCTCCTGCCTGAGCGGAGATAGCACCTTTTCTCAAAATGCGATGGTAAACATCAATGTAATTGTGGATGGAGTTTATATGGTCGGTGATTTGACCGCCCATAGCCTTTACAATCGTGTGTAACATCCTGCGGCGGTTTTCGTTGGCAAATTCCTGCATAATGTTTACATCGTGGAGGTAAGCCAACATATCATACCCGGTGAGGTAGCAAAGGTCACGGTTTACGCTGACCTTATGCTCAGCAATCCATTGCTCACGCTTACAAGGCTCAATGGTCTTTAACTCCTCTTTCATCAAGCGGTAGTTATGCTCCTTGACACGCTTCTCAGCGAGAGTCTGATAAAAGGCCGCCACCTTGTAACCGATATTACGGCTACCGCTATGAACGGACAGCCAACCATCCTCATAGGCTTCTATAAAATGGTTACCGCCACCGAGAGTTCCGAGAGCGGTTTTGGCTCTCGCCTTAGTTTCGGAGTCGAGATGCTCCCAACAAAGCAGACGAGAAAAATCCCACGGCTGTTCCTCTTTGTGAGTGTCCATACCAAAGGGGATGTATCTGCGGATGACGGCATCGAGTTCCTCAAGCCTATCTCTGAAATTGATGTTAGTCTTTACGAGGTCAACACCGCATCCGATGTCAACACCAACGAGGTTAGGGCAAACCTTATCGGTGATTTTCATAGTAGTACCAATCACACATCCTGCCCCTGCGTGGCAGTCAGGCATAATGCGGATATGAGCGTTTTCACCGAGAGGGGAATTTGCCATCTCAAGGATTTGTGAGATGGCTTCCTGCTCTACAGTCTTTGCGAATATGGATATATCTCCATACTTAGTATTGTAAATCATTTTGTTCCTCCATATCATCAAAGGTTAATTGGACTCCTACATCGACAATGCCGTTCTCATCATACACATCAAACCACTCGCCACAGTAGTTCTTAGTGGCTCGGAGCAATTTGAGAATGGTACTCAGTCGTTTGCAGGTGTATAGGTGCATCCCTTTAGGGTTTACACCCAAACCTAAGAAAGTGTTGCGATAGAAACGAGAAAACTTGTTGCTCTTATAGACGGCTCTATCCTCGGTCATAATCTTACGCTCCGGGATGACAGTACCATCGGTTTTCTTTATCTCAGGTATTGTCATCTCGTAAGGGGCTTTTCTAAGATAATACATACTGTCACCTCCTAAGTCAGTTTTATCTTGCCATCGTCCGTGGTGCCGCTCTCCTTGAGAGCCAAACCATAGACATAAGTACCATCGTTACGATGCTTGATGGGATAACCACGCATAGCAACCTCGTTATAAAAGGTCGTGCTACCCATAGGCTTGTACCTGTTGTCAGGCTTCACACACCAACCTGAGTAGGCTGAGTACAAAGCACCTCTGAGTATCATCTTGTCCTCTCCGAACTCGCAGGAGTCCTCAAGGAAATTACCCACTCTGTCGTGGAGTTTGCGGTAGTTCTTAGTGGCTTCCACTACGCAAGGGGGAGGATTGAGTCCATTCTTGACATAATCGGCACAGCCATCAAAGAGCCATTTGAGAATGGTCGGTCTGTTCTCCGGCATAGCAAACAACTCTTTCAAGTTCTTATCCTGCTTACCCTCGGTGAACTGTTCGTTGAACTCAATGACCCAAATACGATTGGATGTAAACACGGTGTCATCGGTGGCGGCAGGTAGGTGGTTGGTTTCAAGCCACAGGGTGAACTGAGGGGTAAAGTTAAAGGAGTTCTGAAACAATCCACGAGTGACGAGAGTGTCACGACCTGTCATTGTTTTCATACTCGCCGCATCCAAGCGAACATCTCTTGCAGACTCGGACATTCTGACGAGTCGTGTACCTACCAACTTAGCGAGGGCAGGTTGCGGAGCGTTGAAATCGGTTGTGCGGCCCGACTTGTTCTCGCAGATGAGGTCAGGGGGAGCGGTATCAGCGTAGTCCTCTCCGAGAATGGTATTGATGGTTGAGAACAACGTGCCTTTACCATTTCTCGTCTTAGCACCATAGGCTATAAACATACACTCCTCTCGGTTTACACCGAGGAGCGAGTAGCCTAAGGCTCTCTGTAGGAACTTTGCCTTATCCTTATCGCCGCCTGTAATCTCGTCAATGAACTTAGCCCATCTCTTACAGGGTTTCGTGAGGGCATTTGGCAAAGAGCAGGTGGTTTTCTTTGTCACGTTGTACGGAGTGATGTCAGCGATAGGCTGTCCTGTCTGCAAGTCATAAGCGACCGTGGGAGTGTTGAGTAGGTACGGATTTGTGTCCATATCCTTTAGGCTCATTCTCACCATCGTCTTGAGTACCTCCATAATGTTACGCATTGGAGTGTATTTACGGATGGAGGATATGTACTTGCGGTACTTGTCGATAACCTCTTTTGCTTCCTCATCGTCCTCTCCGATAGCGTTGGAGATTTCCATACAGTAGAGGATGAGGAGGTTGAGGAGGGTTTGGAGCATATCGGAGATAGCACCATTCTCGCCCTGCTTGACCCAACATCTATTCCATACATACCAACAGTCATTCTGAGGGCAGTAGCGGATTTCGTCATTGTAGAGGTTGCTCATCAGAGTAGCCATACCGATGTCATCCCAAGAGTAAACGAAAGAGGTGTGGGGCTTGAGAGCCATAATCTTGTACATCATCGCTGACATACCCTCGTCCTCGATAATCTGTCCGTTACTCAATTCGTAAAGGTCTGAATTAGCCATTGTCCGTCACCTCCTCATTCTTGATAGCGTAGAACAGCATCCCACGCTGTATGTATCTCTCGGCAAGGCTGAATTGCCACGACATAAACCAACCTCGATTGGTGATTTTGTCGATGAAATACACAAATTCTTGTTTTGCGAGTTCGTCAAGGGAGGTTATGGGGCCGCCCTTGCGGTATTTTCTCTTATACTTACGGCTCATCTACCCATCCTCCTTTGCATCGTTTCTATCGTGGATGTGAGGTCATCAAACCTCTCATTGAGGTTGATATGCTCATCACCATCGAAACAAACTGTAGCCATCCCATTGGAGTCCTGCGTGATGCAGGTCACGTTGGCAAGATTGATAAGAACTGTATAGCCGTTCTGTGCTTTAAGTTCGATAAAATTCATCTCTTATACCTCGTTACGCTTCCTACGATGGTTTCAATCTCGCTCTCCGGCAGGAGTGGGTCACACGCTACCGTGTTGCAATATATCAACTCATCGAATATTTGTTGTGGGCTGTAGCCCTGATTGTGTAACATCCCTGCAAGAGATGTTAGACAGATATTTCTGCACCCATCAGGAATACGAGGATAGACAGGACGGAGTTTTATTCGGTCTTGCGGTCTTTCCCATATCGGATGGTAAATGCGAGTGGTAACAGGCTTCTCGGACTCTAAATCACGGATGTCAGGAAAGTATCGCTCAATAATGTAGTCAATGGCATCTTGATTTTCGATGACATCCCTATACAAGAGGACATCTCCTGTCATAATAAAGTACCGAGCAGACTTGTAGATTTCCACTCCCTTTAGGTTGTTTTTGCCTTTGAACGGCAGAGTACCTCGGAGGAGAATGTGAAACCCTCTACCGCTCTTGCTACGCTCGGTGTAGGACTTACATTCTCCTATGATGTCACAGGCGAGGGTGGAGAGGAAACCATCCTCTCCGTACCCATCGTCAATGTCGATACCGACTATGCCGTTATCATTGAACACAAATCCGGGATAGGTGATTTCACCCTGCTTAACGGCTTCCTCTGCTTCTGCAAAGGGCCGCCAAGTCTGAGGATTGGTGGAGGATGCGGCATAGAGGGTATCTATTCTCATTGGAACTTTGGAGTCAATACCCACACCGACCCATTGGTCGAGGTTACGGAGTTCTGTGGGTATGTTCTGCAAGTTCTTTTCATCCATCCTGTTCATATCACATCAGCCCTCTGCGTTTCGCAACCTTGCGTTCAAACTCTTTCATCATATCCCAAATAATGCTCTGATTGATGTTGTGCTTCTTAGCCACCTCATACACATTATCCGAGAGGGTGTCATAACCTCCGTACACGGCTGTGAGAATTTCTCTATCCCTGTCGGAGTAGGTCTTTACGATAGCGTTACAGGCAAACCAATTATTCTTATCTGCTTCCGAGCGGAAACGAGGTTGCTGAGGGTTACGAGCATAATAACGCATCGTGTGCCTTACGAAATCTGAATAAAAGGGTCTGTTCATTCTGCCACCTCATCAGCCTTAGGCTTCTTGCGAGTCTTAGGCTCAATCACAGCAGGGAAAAAGTATGTATCATCTACGATGATTTCATTGTCCTTTTCCACGACATTCTTACCGTGGTTTACGATACCGATAGCGTTTGCAATCGGCATTTCGCTTTTCACCTTTACCTTGCCTGTACGCATAACAAAGGTGACCATACCATTAGTGTGCTTGATTTTCATTTCTTGTGTCCTCCTTTGAACAATTTTCTGAAAAATCTCTTGATGCAGTATAAGAGGATGTACCACAACTGCTCCAAGTAACCTACTTTACGATAGCCCATTGTCCTTATCCTCCTGATACCATTCGTTAATATCTACACCGATGTCTTTCAACATCCGATGAGCCAACCATTCGTTATCGCCCGGCTCATCCATTTGGTAGAACTCTCTGAGGGCTTTGTGTTCCTCGATAAAGGCTTTCCAAAACCTCTTGAGTCGTTTCTTTTTCCAACCGTAGTGTGCCATAAGGGTGTAAAGCACCATCGCATCTATATCTGCGGCATACTGCTTATCCCTCTCGACCAACTGACGATTGATTTCGATGTTCATTGCCTTTTTCTCGGCGGCGGTCAACTCCGCTCCGAACACCTTACCGCCATACTTTTTAATTCTCATTTTGCGGCACCGCAGGGAGAGTTACAGATAATTCTGCCACTCTGACACTTAGGTACGAGCATAAACTGCAACTCCGGCTCTACGAGAGCGACCATATCTTTTACGAGGTTGCGGATTTCCCATTGTGCCTTGTTGCACAATCTCTCGTTGCTGATGTGGATAAGTTCTCTGAGGTTGCAGGAGATGTAAAGAGAGGTTTCACAGGCATTGGGGAGAATGAAACGAGCATCCTCATTCGGAGTACCCTCGTAGGTATGTTTCTGATACCATTCGTTAATCTGCTCCATCTCCTCGTAGAACACGTTGTCCTCTATATTGGGAGGAGTGACGAACTTGAAACCATCCTCGGAGCAGTATCTCTGACTACGCTGAGTGAAACTGCAATGTCTGTGACGGACTAACTGATGGGAACAGGCACGAGAGATGCCCTCGACCTTAAAGGTGAAATAAATATGCTCAAACACGCTGTGGTGTCCGTTTCGGTAGAGGTGCTTGACCAATCCGAGAGGATTTTTAGGGTCTGAGTCATAGCAGATGGAAGCGATAGATGCTATCGTTTCGATGGGGTTAGGTGTTGCCTGTACGAGCGTTACTTTCATTTAGATGCCCTCCTTAAAAGGTAAGTCAATGAGTTCAGGTTTGTGCTTCTGAGTCCATAACGCTCCGAGCATATTCCAAACGAAAGCACGGTCGTGTGGCTCATCCGTATCGCCCCTAAGCCACTTGAGGTAGTGTCTTACACCGCTATCAATGTAGCAATGGAGGTCAATGCCTTTTTCCCAATTACGCTCAGCGTATTTCTTAGCACCCTCCTCGTAGTGTTTGGAAACCTCAAGTAACATTGTGAATACATCCCATTTGGCGGCTTCTCTGAACTTATCGAGAGCGAGTTTGAGATAAACACTCTCGCCGCTATAGATGTACTGCGAAATCGCTAAGAGAACGGCATCGTCATTGTCCGTAAGGGAAACATACTGTGCGATTACATCCAAAGGGAGTAGGTCGCATCGACCCTTACCCTCGGCTATGTCACGGACAGCCCCGGACTCAAACGCTCTGCGTTCTCCGCTATCTTTGATTGCCATAGTGTTCTCCTATTCTGAGTGGCTGAGAGGATGGGAGTCACCCTCTCAGCCCTCGTAGATTATTTCAAAAGAGCCGTGAGGTCGAGAGCAGATGCTGTCGTGGGCTGTGCGGCAGGGGCCGCAGTAACAGGTGCAGGAGCAACGGCAGGTGCTTCCGCTACAGGCTCGTGACCGAGAGTGAGAGCCTTTTCTACAGCAGGAGTGTCAAAGCCCTCTGCTACCCACTTGTCACCGAGATTTGCAAAGGTGATGTTCTTAGTGGGGTCGTTCTTGTTCGGCTGTACGGTGTGGGTAACCTCAGCACCGATGTAGCGGTCAATCAACCAAGTATGGTCGATTTCCTCCAACGTGAAATCGTTGAGGGCAGTCTTTGCAAAGTAACTGAAAGCGTTACAAGCACCCTCGTTCATAACTCCACCCTGACCCATAAGCGAGAAACGCTCGGTGTGGGTGATACCCTGTGCGTTGACCAACTTTACCTCAACCTTACCGAAATCAGCGTTGTAGGTGCAGTCATAGATACGGAAAATGTGTTTACCTGCCGGACAGACAGTAAAACCGCTCGTCATTGGAATAGTAGCCATAATTATTTCTCCTCCTTGATTTCGCTCGTTGTGAGCCTTAATGTTTCTGTGGGTCTGAGGTACTGTGCATATACCTCTGCGTTGGCTTCCTTGAAAGCCTTTTCGTCAAACTTATTGCTGACTGTCTTAGAGAGAGTGAACACGATGCGAGAGCCTTTGACCTCGACCTGTTTATCGCCCTCTCGGAACTGACTCTGAGCATAAGCCTTAATTTGGTCGGTGAGTTTCTTGAGTTCCTTTTCCTTATCAGCGACTGTGGCTGTGACGGACTCAATCTCCTCTTTTAATGCTTCTGCCTTAGATACGAGTTCGTAGATGTCGGTGTCAGGATTGAGAGTGTTGGTACGGAGAGCCTTGAGGATTTCCGCATCCTTTTTCTCATCAAACTCAGGGCTGACACCCTTGAGAACATAGGTGTTCCACCAAGCCGTAGCCTGTTCTATGTAGAGGTCGAAATTCGGATAACGCTCCGAAACCTTGAACTCATCGGTGTACACGTTCTCGTTGGCATAGGACGGAACAACCTGCTCAGGATGCTCGTAATCGCCCTTGCCGTCCTCAAGCGTTACACAGACCATCAGTACCTTATCAACTCCGAGGAGGTAAGCGTAAAGGGCCGCCTGTAATGCTTGATAGTGAGGGGCTTCTCCATCTTTCCATCTGTCCTCAAGAGTGCCGGAGCGACCATCGACCTGTACAGTCTTGATTTCGACTACATATTCGATATTGCCGTTATCGTCCTTGATGAGAGCATCCCACATACCACCGAAAATCGGTTGGTTGGGGTAGAAATCGCCCCAAGTCTTTTTGAAATGGTCTTTGCCGTAAACATCCTCAGGGGTTACGAGTCTGCTACCAAAGCCCATAGACTTACGGAGGAACTCAAACACCTTAGGCTCTATGACCTGACCTGCGTTGGTGTACTTGTTGCCCTCAAAGGGTATCTCGTAGGTACGAGTGCATCTGCACCACGCTTCAAAGGCTGTCGAAAAGGGATTGACACCGAGAACTGTGGGGAGATGAGTACCTGTGATTTTCTTAGGCTTCTTAGGAGCATCGACTATAATCGAGTTCCCATTCCACTTGAGGTCTTTCATTTCTTTTTACCTCCTGTTACGAGGGCATACACGATACAGGCTACGACCTCAGCCATAATAGTGGCGAGGACACCTGCTAAGAACGGATTGATATACATATTAGTTACCTCCCATCAATTCGGTCATCTTGATAATGAGTGCTTCACAGTCTGCTTTGGAGATGACAGTAAAGCCCTTAGTTTCTACGGCAATCTTTGCGATTGCTTCCTCACGTTCAGCAGAGCCATCTCTGTACTTAGTGAGTACCTCTTTCAACTGCTTAATCTGAATGTCACTCGCATTGCCGGATGCACCTGTCAAGGGCTTGTCCGTAGTAGTGGGAGTGAGTTTTACAGGAGCAGTCTTAGGAGCGGCGGTAGCAGGTGCAGGGGCCGCAGTAGTAGGTGCTACAGGAGCAGGTGCAGGAGTGTTAGTTCCGCTTGAGGGGTCAAGGCTGTCAGGCTCACAAATATCCATCGCCATCATATAGAGGTAGCGGCGGTAGTAAGTGATTGTCGCTCCGAAAGCCTGTACGGAGTTAGTACCCTTGTTCTCATCCAACTTTTCCATAGGAGCGTTGAAATAGATGGTTTCCTCCGGGTTTGCCGTGTTGAGGATGCACATTGTTGCCCTGTTGTCCTCAAACGACACGAGAGAGATGAGACCGATGTCCTCAAAAATCTTAGTCACGACAGGAACGATGTCATCAAGTTCAAAATACTTGAAAGCCAAGTGCATATTCTTGCCTGTCTTTTTCGCATCAGAACTGAGGAACATCGCCCTCGCCTTGAGTAACTTTTGGTAAACATTCATTTCGCTTACCTCTTTCGCTGTGGTTTTTGCTGTTGTGGTTGCCATTTTTGGTTTCCTCCTTTTATTTTTCTCAGGTTTAATACCTAAAAAATCGTTAATTCGTTTCTGAGCCAATTCGATGTAGAACGACTTATCCACATCCTCGACTCGTAGGTGATTATCGTTGTCGATAATGCAATGCTCAGGGAGCGACTCAATCTTAGCCTGTGAGTCATCGTCATCGCCCTCTCCTGCCTTGACCTTGAACAGTTTGCCGTACCTCGTATCAGCCGTAGCATAGACACGGTTGACCTTTTGGATGGGCTGTTGTTCGCCATCCACGAGGTGATAGGCTTCCTTGTACTTGCTTCCTGCTTTTGCAATCAACTGAAAAGCGTGGATGTCGGTACAATCTGTAATCGTGGTTTCAGGTGGAGTGCCGAAAACGAAATAGTCCACGATGGCTTTGGCTACGATGGTAGCGTTGTTGTTTATGTTGAAAGCACCTGCCGGAGCGATGCCACGGACGAGGTAGCCGCCTTTGATTTTCCAACGTGGCTCACCTTTGTCGGTGTACAACTCTCCTGTGGGGATTTCCACATAATTGTTTACATCCTTTTGAATGATGCTCTTGATTTTGTCCTCCTCAAGTTCAAAGCCTGTGCGGTCTTGCCATTCCTGCGTAACCTCAAGCACCTTTGGGTAATCGCTTTCATCGAAAGACACCATAATACCATCGGTGTTTAACTGAATGATTTTGAGGGTAGGACACTCTGAGATAAGATGTCGTGACAACTCAAGCAGGAATAACTGACCTGTGATGCACACGCTTCTACCCATCAGAGGGTCGAGCAGGTCATTATACTTGTTGAGCATCGCTCCGTAGGTTGTATTCGCAACCAACTTGAGAGCGTTTGCTGTAGCCTTATCTCCTGCTTTTTTGGCTTTCATACGAGTTTCAAGCATATCCGCATAAATCTTAGGGTCAGGGATATTTCGGCTCGTATAGCCACAAATTGTCATCAGATGAGGGTAATACGATGCGACATCGTAGTTTCGGATAATTCTGCCGTTACCCTCGTGTTCTTGATAGAATGGGATAGCACCGTGGATGCCACCAAAGGCGATTTTGGTGACACAATCGTCAATGTTGAATGTGTAACTCTTACCCTTGACCTTGTTTCCTCGCTTGTCCTTACCGCCGAACAATTCCAAATCGGAAATCGTGTGGTCGTAGAGCAAATTAAAGAAATCGAAAACCTCTTGAGGGATGTACTCTCGGAGGAGGTTGTTAGGGTATTTGTACTCACGCTCATCGGTGTATTCGACTGTTTTCTGAGCATCGACATACAGAGCCGTGAGTTTCGCATTGGTCATACTAAGTGCTTTGACATCATCGGTGTGCTTCAACCTGCCGAGGTATATCTTATTGGTGAGATACCCTTTTCGCAGGTCTGTCAGTTCCTCGGTACAGTCAACATCGTGTTTACAATACTTAATGGTGAGAGCCAACTCCTCAGGAGTGAGAGGTCTATCGAGGTTGAAATCGACCTCGCTTTCCTCGATGCTCAGACCTAAGTGACCCTCGATAGCCTTGAGGGATAGACCCTTTTGCATATCGTCCATTACATCCACGTTGTTGAAACGATAGAACACACCTTGCAGGATAGGACATTGCCATCCGGGATTGTTCTGAGGTACTATCCAATCGTTGACCTGCTTGACCTCCTCAGGAGTGAAACCTGCACATATCGCTTTGATGATATATTGGTCATATCCTTTGGAATTAAATCCGCAGTAGATGGAGTCATCGTTGATGAACTCCTTAACACCGAGATTGTCATTGTGGAAAACTGCGTATTCGCCTGTTTCCTTGTCCTTGAAAACGACTATAAAATCGTGGGCGAAAACCTCTGAGTCATAGGTGTACCATCTCATACGCTTACACCTCCCAACAGGCTGTCGAGCCATTCAGAACGAGTCTGCGGCGGTTGCCAATCATCCTCACGGACTGCAAAAGCATCGCCGTGTTGAATGATATTGGGGTAATTATCCATCGCAACCTCCATCGGATAGGGGTCAATCTCGTATGCGTGGTAGGTGACATTGGTAAAGCCCATCTGCTCCAAGCAATATCGCCCGGTCGCAATGCCGTCATAGAGAGAGAGAACAATAATCTCCTCGTCACGAGGAACATCTTTGAGTGCGTGATTTAGCAGGTGGATGATGACCTCAGCAGTCCATCCGTTACCGAGTGCTTTGTAGGCTTGACTGTCCGATACTGCCTTGCAGTAATCGTCAGGCATCGTCTGCAATCTCGCACACTCTTTAACAGTCAGTTTGCGGATGATGTAGTAGCCATCTGCGAGGTCAATCTCGTACTGCTTACCTTTGATGGTGATGAGTCCGTTCTCGACCTTATAGACCGTGTAGGTCTTACCATCTGTACCTGACCGAGCCTTTGTCGGCTCTCCATTCTCATCCCACTCGACTGCGATTGCAAAACCGATAGGCTCTGCAACTCCTGTCGCACCATAGGTTGAGGTGTAGCAACAGACATTCGCAAGGCTTGTCTTACTGTACTGAGCCTTGACAGTCTGAGATTTGCCATCCGGGGGCACATTGACAGGGATAGCATACAGACCTGTCTTAGCACCTGCTCCTCCTCCACCTGCCGATTGAGTGACGGACTTGCCGTTAATATCGTAGATGCGTGAGGATTGACTACCGCTTATCTCACCTTGAGCGTTTGGCATATCACCGACTCTCACAGGCTCTGCTACGCTATCCCAAGTCTGTTTGGATGGGTTATCGGAGTAATTGCTCTCAAGGATGTGCTTACTACCCTTGTTGGCATATCCTGCGGTAACGCAACGTGCCTTACCTGATGCGAGAGGGTTTACAGGCTCAAAAGCCATAGTGTTCTGAGATTTTTCAAAATACTCTCGTGTGGTGGTGCGGCCCACGCTACTTATGACCGCTCTCGCTTTATCTCTGTCGGTACAGCCCTCAAGAACATCCTTGAGGAGTATTCCTCTGTCCTCAGGCTGTTCGATGTCACCGAAATTGGTCACATAAAACCTCTGTCGGTTTTGGGCTGACACGAGAGCCGAGTTTATGTAGGTAAACCTTACGGCAGGGTCAACACCGACTCCGAGTTCGGTAGCGATTTGGTCTTTGATAGCCTGTGATGCCGATTTGTTGTTCTCGTAGAGGAACAGGTCAGGCTTGAACTTTTCCTTAGCGATAAGGTAGTTCTTGAACAACTCCCAACCGATGCCCTCCGCAACAACCTCTCGTTTGTCCGGGGATTGGGCGATACTCCAATAGGTGCAAGGTGAGCCACCTATCAGTAACTTAATCGCCATCAGTCATCCTCCTCACAGATTGCTTTCAAAAGGTCTTTCATCATACCCTTTTTAACGTGGTCGATAGCCTGTGCGGCACCCTGAACTGTCTGCAACATCTCAAGGGTAGTAGCATCGGAACGGACAATAGATGCCGTACATTCTTTGCCATCCTTTTCGTGGTCACAGGCGAGAATAAGGGAATTGGTTTGAGAGGTGAACTCCACCTCATCGGTTTCAAGGTTTCTGATTGTGATTTCAAACTTTTTCATAACTTAATCTCCTATAAAGTAGCAATTATTTTTCTTGTAGGTGGTGCATCGCTTCTTGTAACTCTTGACAAGGTAGCCGATGTCATCCACGAAATCGTAGCAGATGGGGTCTGCTTTGCCCTCGCACACTCGTGCAATTCTGCCGATGCTCTGAGTGATGACAGCGTAGTCTTTTTGAGGAGTCACCATAAACAATCGCTCAAGACAGGGTATATCCAAACCCTCTTTGGCGAGTGAGTAGGTGGCGAATAGGTACTTTTTCTTGCCTGTACGCATATCCTCAAGAGCCTGTTCTCGCTCAGCCTTGCCCTTTTTCGATGTCATCTTTCCGCTTATCATCACAGCGTAGGGTTTCATCGTGGGCGGTAGTAGAGCCATAATGTTTTCAAGATGCTCCAATCTGTCGGAGAGTACCAAACACGAGTGACCTCGTTCCTTGAATAAGCAATCGTGGATGAACAGCGTTCTATCCCAATGCTCACATAAGTAGGTAATCAGTTTGGTGTAGTTCAACGTGCCGTCTGTATTCAAGCAGTCACGGCTTATCTTGACTCCTGTACCGACAGGCTTGATGCCGACTCTCATAACCTTGTCTGCCACGGCTTCATCCGGCACGGTGTAAACCACACCACCGAGGAGAGCGTAGGTTGCGATAATCATTCCATCAGACCTGTGGACTGTTGCTGACAATCCGTATTTGTGTCTTGCTGACAGGCTGTTGAGTACCTTAGAGAACTGAGTCATTGCTGTGGGTGTTCCTGCAACTCTGTGGCACTCATCTACGATGATGACATCCCACATATCCTTGTATTGAGCAAGGTCGAGTTTACACATCGTCTGAATGGTGGCGAATGTGACTCCCTTGCCGATATTGACCTTACCCTCGGTGATAGTACCGATTAGGGATTTGTCCATATATCGCTCGGCTCGTTCCTTACTCTGCTTTACGAGGTCGAGTGTGTGACACAGCCACAAGGCTCGTCTGCCGTACTCTCGGATGAGAGCGATACCCATTTGGGTTTTTCCGCTTCCTGCTTTACTTTGCAGGATGCCGTACAAGCCCTCGTGGGCTTCCTTGACGGCTTTTTGTTGGTAGGGGTAGAGAGGAATAGGGTTTCCGTAGTCAATACTCTCGTATGGCTTGAAATCGCTCTCGCAGGGGCATCCTCTGAGCATCGGTGCAATCTGTTTCAAACATCCGTAAGGGATGATGACCTTGCCACCGTGTACCTCATAGAGATACAGCCATTGAGGAGTGTTTCCGAGCCAAAATCCCATCCGAGCCTTTTTGCTGTACTCAGGGTTAGGGATTTTGAGATTTGACTGACACCACGTTATAATCTCCGGGGAGGGGTCTGTTATGGTGATGTTGTTGCTGACAACTACTTGCATCGTTTCACCCACCTCTCAAGTGGCATACCATACTCGTAGATTTCTGCGGTTGAAAGAGATGACTGAGCGTTCATATAAGCCTTGATGGTGAAAAAGGGTATCATAAAGATTTCCTCGTTCACTTTGAGAGCAAACCAACCCTCGCCATTGCCACACTCTTTCCAAAGGGTCATAGCCAATTCTTGATTGTCCTCCACTCTGCTGAGAGGGAACTTTCCATCGGAGCAGACCTTTGCATCAATCAGATAGGCTTTGCCGTTCTTAGCGGCGAGAACATCCGCAGGTTGTCCTGCTTTGTTCTGTGCAAGATTGTGAGTCCAAAAGCCGTAGCCATACAGGATGTCACACAACTCAGACTCAAAGGAGTTTCCTAACGCTCTGTTACTCATACTTAGCCATCCTCCCCTCAATCTTTTCGGTGTAGGAGGTAGAGTAGATACCTTTATCCCACAACCTCCACGCTCCTGTGGGGCCGCAGTTATAACGCATCAGAGCCTTTGTGATGTCACCATCGGTCTTTTCAAGATGACCTGCGATAATGGTGATGCCGCAAAATACATTCTGATAGGGGTCAAGGAAATCGGTGATGCCGTATTCCTCAGAGAGCCATTCGTGATTGACACTATTTATCTGCATCAATCCGTAATCGTTAGTGCCGGAGATGATGTTCGGTCTGAAAGAACTCTCGGTTTCAATCATCGCCATAATCAGAGCCACAGGCACGTTGTTCTGCTCACACAGCGTGAATATGTAGTCCTGCAAATCTTTGCTGAGGGGAACATCGAAATACTCAACCTGCTTTTCTACAGGAACGATAACGACCTGTTCTGCCGTACTCTCTGTTGGCGGCTCCGTCACCTCAACGATAAGGGGAGTGGATGTGACAGGTGCTTTCGTAACCTCCGCTACATCATCTTTTGCATCTACCGCAGACACTCTGCCAAGCATAAATCCCAACACAATGCCGATAATGAATATAATCGCCACTATGG